CTCAAGTACTCTAATGCGGATCTCGATGTCACGTTTAATATTCATGTGTGTGCCTTAAGTAAAAAAGGGGGACCGAAGTCCCCTTAAGCTTACAACTCGCAGTTGTTGCCGGTGCAGGCTAACTGCTGAGACCCTTCCGTCATGTCAGAGTTTTCTGAGATTGTCCAGTCGATGGACTCAGGAAACTCCTTCTTCAGCTTCTCATAGGTCTCTAAGTCTACGGGTTCGTAAGGGGCCTGTTGGTACGTATGTTCGGAATAAGGGAGGAACGATACTCCACTTATCTTGTCGAACTTGTTGTACAACCATTGGCCTACCTCAAGAAATTCATCATCACGGTAGTAGCATGTCATGGACGGCTTATGCTCACACCAGTAGTCCTGATAAATCTCCCATAGCTCAAGTTGTTCCATTGCACCCATCTCAGAGGCCACCACAGCCCCCTCAGGGGATTTTATAGGGAAGGAGAATACCTTGGTAGTGGGTGACATCACATCGTCCTCTACAGGCACTCCTGCTGCTTCTAAGACTTGACAGAGTGGGTCTCTTGAGTCTGCTCTGACTCGTCTAATGTATTGATCTGAGTATCTAGGATGGATACCAGAAGCAGAATCAACAAGCTGAGACACAGTGCCGGAAGGCTTAACAGCAGTAATAGCGGTAGACAGATTAATACCAAGGCGGTTCGACCACTCCGCATTAGCAGCAATCGCCTCCTCTTTGAGAACCAAGAGCCACTCTTTAAGTTTTTCACTGTCTTCCCTCCCTGACATCACTGGGTGATCCATGATGCCTGTCAATGAGACGCCTAGTAATGCTTCTTCTTCGGTATTCTTCTGCCATATTTTACGTAAGTAACGGAAGTCAGTTAACGTAGCCTGAAGAGTCCCAAGGATAGACGCAACACGTACTTTTCGTTTGAGGTCTGAAAGGTCATCGGTTGCCCTGACAACAACTTCTGATAAGTTACAGAACTGGTAAGGTCGGAGGATGATTTCGCTACATGGATTAGTTCCAAAATCATAGGTAGCGTCTCGTCGCTCGTTCTTTGCAGCTTGCTTTTGACTTGCGACTCTAGAGAACATACCGCGTTCTCCGGAGCGGGACTCGTATAAACTTTTCCACTCATTTAAAAATGCCTCAAAGTCTGGCTTCTCTGTGTAACACGCGCTATTGTTGGCTAGCCCTCGTTGAGGATTGTCTTGCCACCATTGTCCTGACTTGGCTCGTCGGATGCGGTCGTCAGTGAGGTTAGATAAACTGATGAGAGCAGATCGTCTGACACCGCCAACGACAACGATCTGTGCAATCTTACAGCAGATATCGTGACACTCGATGGAGCTAAGTTTTCGTCCAGCAGCTTCGCGAAAGACGTCAACGGTGAACTTAAACAGATCGACAAGAGGTTCTGGACCAGATGCTCTACCTCCGAAGGTCTTAAGGGTTGCCCCTGCAGGTCGTACTCCAGATACGTCCCACTTCGGTAGTTGACCCGAATAGAGCAGGCTGATAAGTTCTCTGTAAGCTTTTGCCCATCCAATTTTGCTGTCTGCCACGTGTATAACTGTATCGGTGTCATGAAAGTCTTCTGCTACCTCCGGCAACTTACTTATGTACTGACGCTCTACACTAAAGCCCACGCCTGTGCCGCACATGAGAACGTACATCATCTCGTCAAATGCTTTGGGATGGTCAATAGGTAAGTAGGAGCAGTTAAACCCAGCTACATTATCGCGATCTAAGGCTTCTCCGGCAGTCATGAGTGCCCGCATACTAGGCATTACGTCTAGCTCGTGGATAGCCTGAAAGATCTCTGATTGGTCAAACTCGTTAAGCTCTACGCGACCACACCAGTAGTCCAAGTACCTGTTTACGGTTTCTTCCCAAGTCTCCCGTCGCTGCTCCTCTGGTAGGTAACGAGCGTAGCGGGACTTGTGTATGTATTGTTGATATGCGTCCATTAATTTACTTCCTTGATTAGTCGTTCGATGTACCAGCGACACTTGCGTAAGTCCTCAACTGGTTTCCCTTTGTAGTCATAGCGCCAGAGGTACTTCAGTGCGTTACCCTTGAGATAACCCTTGAACTCGTGTTCAGGCATGGACGCTTTGATTGCTTCGATGGCTTCGATTGATCCTTTGTTGTAGTGGTCGGGTTGCTCTACAGGGTCTACCTGCTTCGGCTTCCTAATGGACAAGTTGTTCAGTGCTCTAACTGTGTCCCACTCTTCGGGAGTCGCGTCATCAATACTCATGTTCTTCCTCCTCTAGCTCTTGTTCAAACACGTCCAGTCTGTTGATTAGCTTGTCCTCAAACCTGTCCAGAATCTGTTCTGAGGTTATCTGTAGGGCCTCTAGTAGATCATCCGGATCAAAGGTTTTCAAGAGGCGTTCCTTAACTTCCTCTAGCGTTAGCGACATAACTAATTAACTCCTGTAGTGTCTCTATATTATACCATAGTATTTTCTCTTTGTCACACCATTGTGCCATAGTCATTTTTGCACCCTTACGTATTCTCTTGTTAGGCTGCATCAAAACAAAGATTAACTCTTGTCCTTCTGGGAGGCTGTCCCTGATGCTGGTGTATTTCTTGGTGTCTCCGTCTCTGAAATATCCTTTGCACTCAATAAGATATAAACCGCTAGCATCAACGAAGTCAGGACGGTAGCTCCTAGAGATAGTGTAAGGAATAGTGAAAGGCTCATAGTTAAACTCCTGTAGTATTTTGGCGACATCTTCTTCAAACGTGCTTCTAAATGGTGATTTCTTGGACTTTCGGCTCATTGTGTACCTCTACTAAATAACGTGGACCGGTAGAATAAGCGAAGGCGCGAACGGACGGCCAGCATTCCTTTTTGTATGCACAGTATGAGCAACCTACGGCGAGTTTCTGGTTTCCACTCTTTCCATCGGCGATAGGCTCGTAGCATACGCCGGGTGGGGTTGGTTGCTCCACTAACTTTTTTACGTGGTCAATGCGCTCCTTGATGTCATAACTAATAAGATCATGGACAGGCGCTTGGGTATCCTCAGAGTCGTACATGAGGTACGTCAAATGCCCGTTCTGTTTGTCCATCGCTAACCATCCGAATTTAGTAGCACCTTCCGCATACGCATATCCCTTAATTTGACCAATGTATCCAAACGGGTCGTCATAAGCCAGAGTGCCGTCCTTGAATTTCCTGAACCCATACGTTGACACAGACTTAACATCAGTGACAATACCGTTGATTTTGCAGTCCATAGAGCCTGTAATGCCGTTAACCTCACACTTCTTTTGTTCATCAGTAACCTCGTGTCCTGCTGCTTTAGTCAAAAACAACAACATCTCTTCTATCAAGTGGCCGTACAGAAACTTAACGTAGGTGTGTCCTTGAATGTCGTCAGACTTCTCTACGTCGTTGTAGACGTTCCAGAGGTAACGGTCGTCACGTCCTATGTTAGACATACGTAGCTTACGTCCGTCCCTCTTTTTTCCGCCAAACTCGTTACGCATGAGTTCCTTGACATTCTCTCCGAACTTCTCAACACAAGCGTCAAAGTCCACATCGTCAGATACTTCTTTTGTCTCCATTAGTTTGTAAATGTCAGGGACTAAGTTGTATACGTTTTTCATTGGTAGTTTCCTACTATACCAGAGACAACCTCTTGGGCTTGTTCCGGTGTGCATTTAAACCACTCACTACGCCTTTCGTACAACTTATGTAGCTCAGTGTGTGATTCTGACTCTGCGGCCCTGCGGTCGCTAACGTTCCACTTATAGTTTAACACATAATCCCTAAAAGGTGAAGAGGTTTGATAGTTATTTAACCTGTCCTCTGAGTCAATAGCCATTCCTACTTTGACCCACTCAGGGAAATTAGGGTTGACAACGACGTACACTTGGCCCTCTACGCTGGACTCGTACTTCGATAGACTACTGAATGCAGCGGCTTCAAAGTTCTTGTATCGACCGGGCTTATGCAAAGGGTGAGACTTGGGTATGTACTTGCCGTTTACGAACATCTTAGTCTGATCCCGTTTCCATACAGACTCTGGGTTGTCCTTGTAGTACTTGCCTTCTCCTCTCTTATAGTTCATAGTTGCTCTCCTTAGTGGGTTTCTGCCCATGTTGTTCCAACTTGGTATTCTCCGTCGAGGGGGCATCTGAGGTTAAAGTGAACCCCTGCCGCCTTGAGGCATTCGACTGCAAGCCAACCGAACTTCTCTGCTTGGTCTGTAGCCACCTCCGACTGTACTTCATCATGTATGTTCCCTATAAACTTGTAGTCTAGTTTCCACTGCGGTGCGTAGTCGTCCAGTATGACTAGGGCCTTCTTCATCACGATGGCTCCTGCCGCCTGTAACAACGTATTCAATGCAGCATGTTCAGATCTAACTCTAAGTCTTCGTCCGTCAAGTCCTGTGAGATAGCCTCGCCCAGATGCTCGACCAACGCGTTCTCGTAGACTTTCAAGAGCAGGTGTATTTCGTAGAAATCGTTGTTTAAGATTTGCGCCGTCTCTTGGGCTTCCTCCAACGATACTTCCAATTTTTGCGTCTCCTGCTCCGTAAAGGAAAGCGTAGATGAAAGTCTTAGCTTGAGGTCTTGTTTCAAGCCCAGCAGCCATTTGGTTTCTTGTGTGAATGTCTTCGGTGAGAAGGACATTGGTAAACTCCTTGTCGTCCATGTAATGAGCCAACATACGCAGCTCAAGGCCACTAGCGTCAAAAC